ACCCTCACCAAGATGGGCATTGACAATGAGTGCGTCCACGGAGACATATCCCCAAGCAAGCGTGGGCAGACGATCAATCGCTTCCAGACTGAGGACGATCCGCGTGTGCTCGTGATGCAGCCTGCCGCTTCTGCGCACGGCATCACGCTGACTGCCGCTGATACTGTGGTGTTCTATGGGCCACTCATGAGCGTAGAGCAGTACATCCAATGCTGTGCCCGTGCTGACCGCAAGGGGCAAGACTCAGACAAAGTTACTGTAATTCACATTCAGGGTAGCGCGATTGAGAAGAAGATGTTTAATGCGTTAGAAGGGAAAGTTAGTGATAACTTACTTCTTACCGACACGGCTTTCTCCGCATCTTTGGACTTGGACTGATCCTGAGCCACTAGGTACTCGTCATCAGTCAACCAACGCACAGGGGCGAAGATCAGCTTGGGTGACTCAGCCTTGGTGTCGAACTTCATGCGAGTCACGATGGCATCCAAGTTAACAGGAGGAGTCTGAGCCGCCATGTAGCGAGCGTAGGCCTGCAGTGGGCGCTTGTCGCCGTCTTCCTTGCCGAAGATGGATGTAGCTGGCAGGGTGACCTGCAACACATCGCCATCAGGGTTGTTGGCCAACACCACAGCCAAGCGCTGTTGGTAGCGGCAGGCACGGCTTTGACCATTGCCAGACCCAGCGATGTTCTGTGGGCATGTAGCGCAGCTTGAGGACTGCTTGTTCTTCACGCCTGCATCGGGCTTGTCACCATCAGCAGATGTGCAGTCAGGGGCGGCTGCAGCCGCGTCTTTGTCGTATGAACCCGCGTAGAAGATACGGCTGACCTTGGGGGCAGCTTTCACAACGATGACGTCCAAGTGGCGGTCTTCAATCGAGGCGATCTCCTTGCCACCAGAGAGCAGGCGGAACACGCCACCCTTGATGGACACACGCTTCATGCCTGCGCCGGTGCTTACACCGCCAGCCAAGGCCAAAGTTGTTGCAGAAAGTTCTGCATTCTTAGCGAAAGCAGGAACGTTAGAGGGATTGAACATAGCAATGTTACTCATTTTGTTTTCCGATTAAGTTGGTTTGCGTACAGAAATGTCGTACTCAGACGACGAGTTGAGTCCGGGCGGTACGACCCCGGGGTTTTCTTCTAAGAACTGCGCCATGTTGGTCTGCGCGATGCGCTTCTCAAGCAGGTCAACGGCCTCGTGTTCAAGCATGAACTTCTTGAACGAGTCCCAGTCTTGTGTGGTGTAGCGAGTCTTCACGGACATGACTGCCGTGCCCTCGGTAGTGCGTACAGATGTGACCCCCATGGCCTTCATCTGATCTTTGATAGCGTGTTTGATCTCTTCCTGTTGAGCCTTGAGTATCTCCGCTTGCGTGTCGTACTCTTGGGTCAACTCGGTCAATCGTGAACGCAGCTTGCGGTAGATTTTCACAAGCTTGTCGAGCGGTATCGCTTCGTCTTCCATTTGCTTCTCCTGTTGTTATGTTGTCTAAGGTTGGACAGTTTACATGTATTTTTAATCGTTGCAAGCCCCTTTCAAGATTTAATTTCTGTGTCGAACATCTCGGTCAAAAGTGAGTTATCGCTAACTTTCCCTTCGAGCGCGGTAAACATCTTCTTCTCGATCGGGCTACTCTGAATGTGAATCACAGTAACTTTGTCAGAGTCTTGTCCCTTGCGGTCAGCACGCGCACAGCACTGGATGTACTGCTCTACGCTCATCAGAGGGCCATAGAACACCACAGTATCAGCGGCAGTCAGCGTGATGCCGTGGGCAGAAGCCGCAGGCTGCATGACCAGCACTCGTGGGTTCGCCTCAGTCTGGAAGCGATTGATCGTCATGCCGCGCTTGCTTGGAGAGATGTCCCCGTGAATGCACTCATTGACAATACCCTTTTTGGTGAGGTAGTTGCTGATGGTGTCGATAGTGCTGCGGAACAGAGCGAAGATGATGACCTTGCGATCGGTCTCCTCCAGTATCTCCTCCAGCACTGCAAGGCGAGGCGCTGAATCAAACTCAACCACTTCCTTGTCATCGGTGTAGGCCGCACCACAACTGATCTGCAACAGCTTGGACACGCCGGCTGCAGCATTGACTGCCGTGATGGTTTCTCCTGCGGCTTGCACCAGCATGCGGTCTTTGAGCATGGTGTAGTACTTGGCTTGCTGTGGTGTCAGGGCAACCTCACGAACCATGGTGATGACAGGCGGTAAGTCAAGGCACTGTGCTTTGGTAAAGCGTATCGCGGGTTGCAAGGCTTCGTGCACCTTGTCCTTGGCATCGAGCTTGGGCGCCCACTTGAACGTAGTGATCTTGTTCATCACCTGATCGCGCCACGCTGTGTAGAACTTAGGCACACCGTCAGGGTTAACTAGCTTGGCCAAGCCGTACGCATCCACTGGCGACTGCGACGCAGGCGTACCAGTCATCATCCACAGGTATGTGTTGGGTGTCAGGATGGAGTTGAGTGACTTCCATCTGCGGGTCGTGGGCGTTTTGTATGCGTTGGCCTCGTCCACGATGATGAGATCGAACCGGCCATCGTTACGCACCTCGTCAGCGATGAGGTTGAGCCCCTCGTAGTTGGTGATGACGATCTCGTAGTCACGCTGAATCATCTCGATGCGGCGACTAGCCTGCGCATGGTGCGCGATAACGGCAGAGCGATGTATCACGCTGTTGTTGATGTCGCCCATCCATGCGCTGTGCATGATCGACAAGGGGCACAGGATGAGAACCCTACGCACCTTACCTAGCTTCATCAGGTAGTCGGCTGCCCAGAGTGCAGACAGCGTCTTGCCAGTTCCTGGTTCTGAGAACACGAATGCTCTGCGATACAGCGTAAGGAAAGAGGCCGTCTCCATCTGGTGCGCCATGGGCTTGTAACGCCCCGGCCAGTCATAGCGCCGAGTGATCGGCGAGGGTACATTCTTCACACCTAGGTTACGCAAGACCCGCGCTTCGTCAAGACCCCAGTAAACAGCAACGTCGTAACCTCCGTCTGCACGGGGCATGGCCTTGCTCTTAGGGATGATTGAGTACTTGTTCGGGTTCCTTGTGCGTAAGATAAGTGCTTTGTCTTCTACGATTTCCATTGCTTCTCCAAGCTTTTATTTTCCGTTGTCGCTCTGGTTGGCGCTCTTACTACGGAGCCTTGTGTTACCGGGGGTTGACTTGCCTCCAGCACGCAAGGGTTTGATGTGGTCGATGTCTTTGCCTGCACGATCGATGCCCTTCTTGTCATAGGCACGGCGTGCACGTTGACGCTCGACTTGATCCTTAGTTTCTCCAGAAGCCTTCTGAAGTTTGTAGGCGTGTTTGTAGTCACGCTTGCCGTTTACCTGTGTCATCATTTACTCCTAATGTTTAGGGTTGAACTCGCATCCGGTGACCTGACACCATCCGCAGAGTGGGGTTTGATTGGGGTTCCATACATCGTTCTCAAAGCACGCTTCAAGACGCGCAGTACGCTCACGATACTTCCACCAGAACTGCTCGGTCTGATCGCGTGTCATCTGCATCTTGACCATATCATTTTTGACAATGAACAGCAACGCAGAGTTCACTTTGCGAATGTGCGGAAAGTGTGCGAACACCATGAGCGACATGAGCACAAGCTGATCCCTGTCGGGGTACTTGTTGTTGCCTGTCTTCCAATCCCCAACCCACGCTGTAAGGTTCTCGTCATCGATGATAAGTATGTCGGCAATACCGCGTACCCATACGTCAGGAGACTTCCAGTTGGTTGGCCTAAGATCGATGGTGAGCGCCATCTCGTACTCAGCTAAAGCCCGTCCGGGTTTGCCTAGCATGGCGTCCACTACAGGCTGGAACTGCGCATACTCAGGCGGTATTGGCTTCTTGTCCCTGATGTAGTCTTCGATAGCCTGATGTACCTGATTGCCGTAGCGCGTGGCCTCAGTCTCTTGGAAGGGGTACTTCTTTAAGACCTTGACCTCGTGATACCTGCGTTGGCAGCCCTCGAAATCTTTCAGGCTGCTGTGTGACCATGCTGGTTTTTTCATTCGAACTTCGCTGTGTTGATGGCTACTGTTAATCGGTTGGCAAACTGTGTGACGAATGCCTCGTTGCGGTTGAGTTCATGCTGTCCCATGTCCTCAAGGATGGCGTGAGTAAGCTCGTGCCAGAACGTATCGGCAAGCTCGTCCTTGGTGTACTTGCGCCCCGTCACGTTGCTGGCTTTGCCAAGACGGATGCACTGCTCTGGGTAGAACGTACGCCCCATATCTCGGCGGTGGAGCATGGCTTCCACCACCTCCACGCTGTACCACTTCTTGCCGACTCTCATTTTTGTAGGTAACTTCATGCTTCTCCTTAGTTTTTTGCTAACCCATAACGACGGTGTGCGCCACCGTCAGCGTCCAATGGAATGCCCGGCATATAAGGCGGCTCCATAGTCATCTGCGCCAAGACCCAAGTCTTAGCTTCAGCTACCTCTGCGTCAGGTACAACGACGATCTGTTCATCGTGCACTGTTCCCGCCACAAAGTATCTCTTTGCAGTACGCACCATCCCATCAGTCATCACGCATCTCGCTACGCCCTGCGTGACATTGTTGGTTATTTTTCCTGCGTATATCTTAGTACGATCTGGCCCGTATGTCCACTCTGTTTGTTCTTTTTTTGTTGCCTCGTCTTTGTAGCGCCTGATGTTGAGGTCAGGATACAACAGCTTCATGCCCGAGGGCAGCTCGATCTCGCCCTTGCGGTACGTCAAACACTTGTGCTTGTACTCCTTGCCCTTGTATA